TGATGGTTACCATATAGGGACCACTTTTGTTAATGGTCCTGATGGTTTGATAAATAACCATTTTTTTGATCGTTCGTCTACTGTTGTTATAATGAGAAAAGATGATACTGAAAAAGATTTGGTTTTAACTAAAAAAGATGTTGTTTCGTGTGGTACTGATTTATCTAAGTACAAAAACAATGTTTTTTCAGGTGTAAAAAAGATTCGTTCAATTGCGCCGTGTGTTGGTATGACGGCTGTCTTTATGACTTTAAACGAAAAATCTGAACTAATTACTATTGCAGCTCCAATTGTAGATGTCGACTCTGTTAGTCGCACTTTTGGGTTTGCTGATTCCACCTATCCAGGACAGTGTGGTGGTGTTTATAGGGATCAGAAGACTGGCTCTGTTATTGGAGTCCATTTCCTCGGTAAAGATGGCAAAACTAGAGCCAACCGAGGAACTTTTGTTCCTTTAAACTAATAGATCTTGGAGATCCTGTGAGGATGTTCCGGTATTTGCCGGTCAACATCCTTAGCAGGATCAAAAGCGACCCGACTGATGTTTGTAGTGCTTGTAAGAAGTACATCCCATCGCAATTTGTGATGGGTAAGATATCAGTTGGGAAGCCTTCAGATAAAAGTCAGTATGGTGAAGATGAGAATATGCGTTCTTATCTCCAACGTGCCGGCGTTGATTTGAAGTTATTATCTGAGATGTATAGTTTAACTCCTGTCCGACCAGATTCGGTTTATAAGGATTTTTCGAAATATTTAACTTATATTGATTATTCTCTTGTGGATTGGAACCAGTTGGAAATTGGAGCTTCCTGGATGATGGAACATAAAATGATGGTAATGAAGCATAGATATGCTGAGATCCGTGATTTTGATTTCGTCAAAGTGAAAATAGATAAAAGTAAATCTGCCACAGCTTTTTTGAATCAAGTTTACCATAATAAAGGTGAATTGTTTGCTGATCGTGATTTTTTGCTTTCATTAGTGAAATTTTTGGATTGTTATCTTCGTGGAGAAGATGTTTATGCTGCATGGTTGACCTTGCAAAAGGAGGAAATTCGTTCGACTGAAAAAGTTGTTGATATGAAGTTTCGTTCAATCATTATTGGTAGTGTTTATTCATTAGTTTTGGGCCATATGTTGTATTATGATATGGATGAAAAAATGCATGAGG